GTCGCGGAATAGACAAAATATCCTTCGATACAATGTCTGGCCCGCACTGGAGTGGCTTCGTCCCAATTAGAGATGAAGCCACCATCGCCTAACGTTTCCGGTATCCGCGCCCGTAAGGGTTTGGGTACAAGATTCACTAGGCGGTCGAATAGAGACCGAAACCGCGCATCACACCCCATTTTATTGAGGCGACGATGAGCAAATCTTCGAACACTATTCGCCATCCGATAAACGGACAGAACGTCAGATAAGTGACCTTTCAGGTACACTGGTTTGGCATCGGCACCCATTATGAAGTGGCTACCACAGGATTCTCTAAAAAATGAAGAGAAATGCGACTTCTTCATATTAATAGTGAACCCATAGAAACCACACATAACGGAAAAGATCTCGAGACAGTTACAGGGAATGATAACATCATCCCCGTAGACTGAAACAGTGTCAGAACCCGCGTTGGGAACTGAACGCTGTATATATTCTACGCAACTTTTTGCGATCGCGTAGAACAAAAGTGACTCAAGTTGAAAGGTAAACCCGTTCCCCATACTGGAGAACTTGTCCCATTTAACCCAAGTCCCGTCTCGAAGGCCGTAATGGGATCGACAACTATCTAAAACAGAATACCATGTCGAGAGATTATTAGAGTTTCGCTCAGAATATGAGCAATTCTCAAATAATTCCCGGATGACTTCTGAAGAGATAGAATCGCTAGCAGAAGAAAAGTCAATCGTTGCCAACTTAGCATCTTTCGACGCTAAATAAGCAAGAGACTGATTAATCGACTGATGGCGAAGATCGATTCCACACCGTTGGAGGCGTTTCTGTATCATAGAGCCGATAGCTTTTTGAAACCAGAGGTTTATTCCTGGCTCAATAGCGATCACTCTATTAGCAGTCGCATCTTTCGGCACAGTGACTACTCTGTTACCAACTTGGAAATTCGGAAAACCGACACCAAGTATGTGATCCCCCCAAAGAGGATAAACTTCTTTGAAAAGATCAGAGGGTAAAAGAGTGTACAGATCACGTGTTATCCCAGTTTCGCACTGGAACTTGTTGGTAGCGCTGGCATCACGAGCCTTTAACAGCGTCGTAGCACCAGGACCCCAATCGGCCATTTCAAAGAACTCTCGAATATCAAACTCGCCAAGGATTCTAGAAATTTTACGCTGAACTGCATAATGCAGTGCAACGACTGGACCCCTATATATAGGATCCAATTCTAATTTCCTAAAACGAGCATTGGTCTGCTTACACATAGATTCAAATTTATCGAATTTATGCATAGCTACATCGTCCAGGTCATAGTCAAGAATCAAATCCTTGAACTTTGACAAGAATTTTGTAGCCGCGTAAGCATCCCTAATCTCTCCTATTTCTAAATAGTCGAGGGGATTGAACTCTAAATTGGCAAGCTGCTCATGCTCTCCATTTCTGAAGAGTATGTCAACCGCCAACGAACGAGGACAATCAAGGGTTTCGAGAAACTCGGAAATGAAACCGGAGGAAATCTCCGGAGTAACACGGTATTGCCTCGCCTGTTTAACAAAGCGAGAACTATGCTTCTGAAAAGACATAGAACCTCCGAGTTCATGAATCGACTAAACATGTTCTACTCTTCCCCGTAATATTTCTATTAAGGGAGGAAAAGAGTAGAGACCATGATCATAAGTGCTAAAAGTGGTATGATAAGGGCAAGAGCAACGAATACAAACTCGTTGTTCGAGCCGGAATCACACTGCCAATGGTATTTATGAGACATGTGCTTACTCCTTTCAAAGAGTAGATCCCTACCAAGCCTTACGGCGAGGTAGTGTTTTGAAACTCTCTTAATAGGGAGCTTCAAAGCTGTTTACAGCGGCAATGAGTGGTGACCCCGTTGCATCAGTGGGGACATCATCACTGGCGTTGATTGTCGTTGCAAAGAAAGATCGCATGTACGAAAAGAGCCTAGCTCTTTCCGTAGCAGTCGATCTCTCGGGCAACATGAACTCCATGACGCATTGAAGCGTGTACGCCAACGTCGGAGCCGGTTGTATACCGGTCGCAGTTGACGGACTCGTCACTTCAAGAGTCGGGAGGGCAAGCTTCGCTGTTACGCGATACAGTCTTGAAACCTTGGTAGGTTTCCGAACTGCTAACGTAAAAGCAGGGTACCCGATGGCGACACCTGTAGGATTGTAGGTGGCGTCAATTGCTCGGTCTACCCACCGTGCGACTCCTGGGAGAATAAATCCCTCAGGGTCAAACGTTTTGTCGACTCCAACGGTCGCCGAAGTAGTTCTTACGACGGTTCCCATCAGAGACGACCCTTTAATGGGTGCAATAGCACTCATCGTTGGGTTACTCCATAAAAATGGTTTGCCTAACGACCGCTATCTCTTAAAGAAGGCTTGACGAACGAGAGCAATGGCATTCAGAGCATGCGTAGTACTGAACGGATTTTTGAATTGCGGAAACGACTGAACGGGCCAAGCATTGAGCTTGACTCGAGTCAACGAGACCACAAATCTATATCTGTCCATGTATGTCCGCAGATCTGATGTGCTATCTCCCGGCATCTTGCCATTATAAGAGACGTTAAGCGAAGTGGTCTGACGTCCGAAACGGGTTTTATACCCAGATATGAACTCTAAACCATGAGGAGCAGACATGCTCTCCAGGAAGGGTCCAATTGGGAGAACCCAATCAGCGACGAAAGACCAAGGAAGTATCTCCCATACGAGGTTAATGGGATTTGTAAAGCCTAACTGTGAAAGAAAGCTAGTTACGGGAGACGATACTCTATAGGTGCAGGCATACCGCGTACTCCAAGCAGAGGTGTTTGTTTCCAAACCCACTGCCGGATATACGTTAGGTCCTACCGGCCCCCAATGAGGCGCCTTCAGCTCTCGGCTTAATTTCGCAGTTCCCGACACTCGCTGAGAAGATGTAGACCCTTCTAAATAATTAGCAAGAGCCCGCATCGATTCATCGATATCAGATAAGATAGGTTTCCAACCATATTGAAGCTCAAGCCAATTGTTGGCAAGAGATTTCGATTTGGAAGGATTTCCCTTTCGAATCTGACGACCGACGCTTCTGTCGTTTTGGAGAAGCTGATCTGCAGCAGCGCTAAAACGTCCCTTCTTGAGCAAAAACACGCTTTTGGCGATGTTGATTGCATTTTTGGCAATCATATTCGTCGTTTGCGAGTATTGCGCAAGATTTTGGGCCATGTTAGCTTGCACGCCAAGATTGGCGTTAGCATTAAGCTTCTTTATGGCGGCATTGTCAGTGGTGGTGAACTGAGAATCAGTTGCAACCATCAAGAGTGTCGTCAACGGTCTACCCGTGGCATTCCACGCGTTAACGTAGTTAAACGGGGCAATGTTCTTCTTTCGAAGATCATACCCCATGCCATAGTCGGTCTCACGAATGTACACAGTATGCGGATTAACCGGTAACTGTGATCGTTTCTTCGCACCGAAATTAGGAGTCGTTGAGCCAGTCCATTCGCGCCGATAAGTCTCGGGGTTTTCTATAATAGCATTATAGGCTACCCCAGTAGACTCCGACGCTAAAGTGAACGGGCTCGTTCGAACCTCCGGATTTAAGCGAGGAGAAGCGAGTTTACGTTTGTAAGGTCCGCGGATCTTCCGTTGAAACTTCACCCGAGGTTTAAAACCTTTGGGTGAGAGGACGCCAGCAATCAATGATAAGTTGAAAAGCCGACGTGGGGTGAGTACTTTAGCGTTCGAAAGGCGAGTAAGAGACGTGTTATTCAGAAATACTTTCTGAATAGACGCAAACTTACCCGACTCAGGACGTTGCAGTACAGCGAGAATAGCATTTGGTCGATAAGGAAACCAACAAATGAAAGAAGTATCCTTGTGGGATACTTGCTTCCAGATGTAGGGCCAAATCAACTTATAGCTAATCTCTTCACTAATTAGCCCGCCGCGCTTCTTAAAGATGAAGTGAAGATGCACACCAGGCGAAACCTTATTTGGGACAGCCCACTCATATTCTAGCAGCCGAAATTCCGTAATAGGAACTTCGGGAGTTCGAAATATGAGGTGGCGCCCAAAATGGAACGTCAGGTATGCAGACTTAACTTCTCTTTCGGGAAGTACAGCTAGCTTCTTACGAGCAATTAAGCTCGCCCATATAGTTTCACCAGTAGTTGCCATAGCTCACCTTCTCCGTGACCAGTCGAGGACTGATTTTACCAAAATTTTGGCAATCTCTACCAAGACTAGCACACAGATTAGGAAAAGTACGACCCTACCGGCGATGCCGAAGTCCCAAAACATGTAAACCACGAAGGCAAGAAGAGCAAACAGAAAAGTAAACGACAAAATGATAATGGCGAAGGCGATCTTTCGATCACCGGACGTCATATCATTAATGTCGAATAACTCTTTTTGCTCGCTCATTTGCATCTCCTTGGTTAACATGCCATATTTTGAAACCGTGGTCCTAGTATCTCTACCAGGAGAGAACGGATTTATATCAAGGTATTAGAGGATAATCCTCTAGGGACTCAGCTAGGAGCAATCCTAGCAAAACAACTCGGGG